CTTTCTTCGCAATATTTTCAATATAGGGCATGATTCCATTATCTCTGGAATACTCATATCCTCTATTTGAACCCAAGTATTTCTTCAACGCTGCGGTCTGCTTACGATAAGTATCTCTCCACTCTGGACTATATCCATCATAGATATCTATCATCATTTTATCTGTTGGTTCTTTACCCTTTTCTATAACATGCTCAAAGAAAACTCTAGAACCATTCTCTTGTTTGGCAGTCTCTCTTGCGTCAGTTGCCATAACTTTTTTTAAGTATTTATGGAGTTAAACGGACTCGAACCGTTGACATCCTGCTTGCAAAGCAGGCGCTCTACCAACTGAGCTATAACCCCTTGAGATAGTCCTTCTCTGTTTGATAAGGAACTATTTCACCAGTCTTGAGTTTCCATGCATACTCCAGTTCAGGTAGTAACCATTCGTGAACTGGAGCACATGCTTTCCAATTGACTGGTTGAATGCAATTCATCACAACTACAGACCAAAATGCTGCAATGTAGTTAGTGATAGTAAGCATTAAACATCACCCTCTTTCCTGTTCTCAGAACTATGAACGTCAAACTCACCACCAGGATATCGTGCTTTGAGTTTCTCTACATTCATCTCAATCACCTCATCAAAGGTTGTATCAAGTGCCATACATGCCTGTGCCAGATACCAACAGATGTCACCCAGTTCACGTTTCATATGAAAGACATTCTCTTCATTGTAAGGTTTACCTTGCAAGAAAATCTTCTTTACTACTTCAGTAAACTCACCTGCTTCTGCAGATAGTCCAAGAGCAGCAGTCAAAAGTTGTGTGACGTTTGCATCATTTACTTCTAGTTCACTAAGACGTGAAGCAAGAACAGGCCAGTCAAGACTTGGAGCACTTGTAACTCCTTCTACAAATTCAAGGTACTTTTCGGTATCAACTTTAGTCATGAAAATCAGGGATAAATGGTTCTTGGCAATCTTCGGGAAGTTCTTTATTTTTAACTTCAACGTATTCTACTTCTTCCCAACTACCACCAACACCACCGTCCATATTGACGACAATATCTTTAGTTGGGAATTTGGGTCTCTCTAAAAGTTTGACCTCAACAGTTTCATAAATTGGTTTGAATTGGTAATAGTGACCCTCACCTCTAGTGCCAACAAGATTGACAGCATCTTTGATAGAACCACAATCAGCAATTTTTTTACCAGTTGGATCAAATACAGAGTAGTATCCGTTCAAAACTTAAACCCCTCAAATGATTTTTTTGGTTTTTGCTCCTCATAAGTATACTCCTCTTCTTTACCACTGTCAAGTATATCATCTTGTGCATTCTGCTCACAATCATACAAACGCATCTTAGCACGATCAATACCAACCACAAACCTCTTACAAAGGTTTGCATCATTATATCTATTCTTCAATTGCTTCACAAGTATCTGTCCCAAGGATTCGAGTTCTTCAGTTGAAATAAGGGCAAACATAAGATCAGCAGTAGCAGGGAGACCAAAGGACTCACTAGTGTCAGTAAGTTCAACGTCACTGCTACCATAACCAGAACGAGTGGTCTGCGTGGCAGAAACGATAGGGACGTTTGCTTCACAAGCCAATCCTCTAAGTTCTTCAGCAATTGCTTTAATATATGAATATGAATTGACATTGCTGTTTCCGCGATACCTGCTGGAAGCACATATATTAAGGTAATCAATGAAAATAATATCAGGTCTAAATGATTTCTTAAGTGCAAGTTCATTAAGAAGTGCTGTAAAGTGACCACTGTGAGCACTCGCAGTTGGATACTCTTTAATTATAAGAGTGCCTTGAGTCTTCTCAGCAAGTTTTGTCACCTTACTATCAAACATCTGTTTGGGTAGATCTGTTATCTCTTGGATATTAACATTGAGAAGATTGGCATCAATCCTTTCTGCAATCTTCTCTTCAGCCATCTCCAAAGTAATGTACAATACGTTCTTACCAGCAAGAAGGCAAGAAGAAGCCATATGACACATAAACAAAGACTTGCCGACACCAGTCCCAGCAAGAGCAATATTAAGTGTTTTATTCGGTAAACCACCTTTCGTAATTTTATTAAAGTACTCTAAGTCAAAAGGTATCTTATCTTCCTTCCTGTGATAAGATTCATACCTCTCCTCATAATCAAGTAAGTAATCGTGTCCAACATGAGTATCAAAAGAAACTGCTAATGCATCTGATAAGATACCTGGAATTGCATCACGATTCTTCTCTTTATCATTTCCATCTGCAAGTGCGATAGATTCCATTAATGCCAAATAGATGGCACGATCTCGACACCACTTTTCAGTAGTATCAAGCAACCAACTATAGTCTGTAGGAACATCGTCAAGATAACTAATCAGTTTAGTAATCTCTTGAAATGAAGTGTCATTAATATCTTGACGTTTCTCTACTTCAATACAAAGAACTTCTTTTGTTGCAGGTTGATTGTATTCATTTACAAAATTAAGAACTTCTTCAAATATAATCTTCTGTTGAATGTCTTCAAAATATTCTGATTTAATGAAAGGAACTGCTTTGCGAAGATATTCCTCATTATGCAAAAGATTTCTTAAAATTAAGGTTTCAACTTTGTCCATGTGGAATATCAAATACAAAGGTTATACGTGTCTCATCACCGATATTTACGGTCCCATGAGGTAGTTTGTTATTAAACCAAAGAAGAGTTCCCGGTTCAACAATGACAGTTTCTTTGCCACAGAAATATTGATACCTTCCAAGTATTGAAAGGTGATATCTGTTTCTGCTCAGATAGTATGTTCCTTCATCAATATGTGCCCCTACAATCTCATCTACAGGGAGTGAAAGAAAACCGCATCTGTGAATGTCTGCATTCTTAAAGTGCTTGCGTATGATCTTTCGGATCTCACTGTGATGATTATAGGCAGGTGTTTTGATGTTAATCTCAGAGTCTCCCACAAAGTCATCTTTGTGTTTGACACCACCTATTATAAGTTGAAGTGCGCTAACTGGCAAGTCTGCAAATCCTCTATCAACTAAGGACTGGGAGTCCTTCAGATTCTTCTGATGGTCCCAGTCCTGTGGATACTTCTTTAATTGTTCTACGACTTTACTGACGTTGATTCCAGTTTTGAGAACCTTGATCATGAACCGTAACTGAACTCCTCCTTTGCAATCTCGTCAAGTTTCTCCATTACTTCTGGTGTGAAGTATGCTTCTGGATCTTTGTAGATTGCTTTAGCATAGACTTTCTTACCGTCTATCTCATAGCGACCTGCAACATTTTTCCAGAGACCTCCCAGTTCACCCAACTCAAGAAGACCGTAATATCGATCAAGACCACGCTCATCGTAATAAAGACGTATAGTAACATCCTTGTTCTCCTTGCTTAAACGTGACTTGTGCGTCTTAGCCTTGATAAGGTTTCCAATGACTTCTGTTCCATCCTTCTCTTTCTTCTTACTGAGATAGATGATTGTACTTGCTGCATACTTGAGACCGCTGCCTCCTCCCATTTCCTTTGTAGGGACATAAGAACCAATGACATCATAGGTATGATTAGTGACGATTAGTGGAATTTTTGCCTGACCAAGTTTCAGCGTGAGCATACGGAATGCTCCCTTAACAAGTTGAGATTTGGTCATGTCCCTAACTTGCTTGTCGTCTAGAGCATCACGGATCTCCTTCTCTGTGGAAAGCATACCAAGAGAGTCTAACACAAACATACAGGGTTTGCGTTCTTCTTCAGATTTTTTTAAGTATATGTCTACTGCCTGCAGTGCTTTCTGTCTAAACTGTTCGATCGTAACAACATTGATAACAACCAATCGATTTAAGTCAATGCCACGACTTTTAAGAAGAGACTTGTTAACTGCTGCTTCAGTGTCAAAGTACAAACAGTAACTACCAGGATTACTATCCAGAAAATTCTTAACCACAGCGAGACTAAAGAAAGTCTTGCCAGTAGAAGACTCCCCAGCAATGGCAGTAATCTTATTCCCAGAACAACCACCAAATATACTACCTGAAACGAGTCCGTTAAAAATGTACGAACCCGTGTCCACGAAAGTTTCTGTGTCGTCGATGTCTGATGCGAGTTGGGTATAGTCATCTCCAATCTCTTTTACAATCTCTTTTAAAAAATCCATTAAATAACAATTCCAAATTCTTCACGGGCAATTTTTTTGTAAGGTCCGCCTGGATTATCATCACGGATATCCTTAATCCTTTTCAGTTTCTGATAAAGGGCAGCATCTCCCCCGAGACGCATAGCACTAATAATCGTGCCAAGTTCTTTGTCGTTAATAGGTAGGTCCATTAAGAGAAAAATAATTCCAGGTTTACAGTTTTTTCGACATTCCAACCAATCGCATCAAGAATTGCTTTCAGTGGTTCGACAAAGGACTTCTCAAATTGTAAGTCATAGTCGATGTATTTGTCAAGACCTAGTTCTGTAGGGAAGTCTTGAATAAATGAGATGATATTCTCATGAATGATATTTGGTTTCTTAAGATAACAGAACTTGATCTTCTCACCATTTTGGATAAGAGAATATTTATTATCAAGTTTGTTCTGTTTAATATAGTGATTAAAAAGAAGAGCACCTCTCACATGAATAGGTGTGCCTTTCGAATAAATGTCAGATGATGATTTATATTTTTGAACATCAGAAACTGATCGTGGGAAAGAAATTTGATCTGGTGGCAACTTCTTAAACTCCTCACGACTCTTGTCAATGAAGTGAATGACATCTTCTTCGGTGCCAGTCATCATCAACTTCAAGGCATCCTTAATCATCTTCCTACACGGAGCAGGAGTAGATGACTTGACTGCTTCAATACCCATCATCTTGAGTTTGGGATCTTCATATCGAACACCTTCACTATCCCACACGTTGAGAATGTATCGCTTCTTCGCAGTCCAGATACCACGATCAGCAATGTTCTCACGCTTCATTTGCATTTTTTGGTCGTATGCCGAAACATACGATGCCAAGTCCTGATAACATTTCTCGATGTACGGTTCGAACTTATCTTCACAGATTTTGTCAAGTAATCCCACAATCGCAACCTTGTCGCTAGACTTAGTAGCAAAAAATTTATCAACAAGAGGTCCAAGATTAAGATAAATTGAATCTGTGTCAGATGCAATTACGTAGTCCTCGTCAGTTGTTTGCAACAGTTTATTTAGATACTGGTTCATCTTACTCTCAATCCAACGGATAGAGACTTGACCAGAAAGCGTAATCGCCTCCGCATTGGCCAGTTTATAG